AGCAGTCCGAAGTCGAGCAAGAGTCGGTGAACGTCAAACGGAAGCAGCGCCGCCGAGATCGACCGCGAGTTCGCGCGTTTCGTTCTGCCGCTCGGCGAAGTGCGCCTGCGCTTCCTGCCACGTGGCTTCTTCGACGACCTGCTCACTTCCGTGATCTTCTTCGGTGTCCTGTGCGTCCGGGTCGGTGGCGGCGTCAGCCGCCGGATCTTCATCGTCAGTCATGGTTTACACTAAGGGTTCTCTGAGTTCGATTTCAGTCTGAGTCGGCTGCACCGCGACTTCAGCTTCGAGATCGCCTTCCGACGGGTTCGGCATGGGCGCGTCGACGAACTTACACCCGTTCAGCCGGATGTACATGGCGTCGTACGGTGTGGCCTTCGACGGGTCGCGCGTGATCGGGATCTCGACGTCTACTTCGGCGTTGTTGTTCGCTGCTTCTTTGTACAGGTCGGTGTCGACGACCGTGGTCGTCAGCGACATGTCGTACTTCTCGGCACCCGTGGTTTCCTTCACCGAGTAGCCTTCGCGACCGTCGCCGTGGTGGTTCACTTCGAGCCCGTTATCCCACGAGCATGAGAAGCCGCTGACCGTCGCGATCGCCTTCATCGCCGCACCGTCAGACGAGCGATCGGCCGACACGTCGCCTTTCATCCAGAAGCGGTACGGGCTCTTCTGCGGGATCGACAGGGTCGTGTACCCCGTCGTGACGCCCGTGCCGGGCTTCATCTTCGGAAACATGAACGACATGTTTCCGGTGACGGCTTCGCCCTGCTGCGCCGACAGCTCTAAGTTCGACTTCCCGCCGACGTAGTGCGACTGCAGGTCGGCGTCCTTCTGTTGGTGCTCGACCGTCGCCGTCGGCAGCACGTCCTTCTCGGTGATCAGGTGCTCGTTGTACTCGTTAGTGCCGTCGCCGTCGGGATCCTTCGCCGTGGTCGTGCGCTGCCCGAGTGCGACTTCGAGCGGCGCGTTGTGGTCGACGATCTCGAACGGGACTTCGAGCTCGTACTCCTTGGCGTCCGGCGAGAGTGCGTAGGGTCCGCGGCGCTGGCCGCCGGTGCTCTTCGCCGTGTGCGGGTTGGGGTTCGGGGGCTCGACGTCCTCGGTCACGAAGCCGAACCAGTTCGACAGCGTGCCCGCCTTCGAGTACTTCGTTCCCTCGATGCCGTACGACACCTGTCCTTTCGAGGCTGCGAGATACCGAGGCATGGGTTAGTTCTCCTCCCCACAGTTAGTGTGGGCCGGGTGCACTCGCTTCCAGACGGGGACCGAAATCCGGATGTTGAACTCCGTCCGCCCGGCTGTCTGTTCGTTCCAATCGACGCCATCATCGTCGACGGCAACGACGGGGACGCCGTGTTCGTCGAGGATGTCGATGATGTCTGCCAGGTTTCGGTATGCTTCGCTCATTCATTCCCTCCGTCATCGCTGTCCGTCGCGCCGCCCGCGGGCTCGATGACGGGCTCGGGGCGCGCGTCGTTGATCGCCTGTGCTTCGTCCTCGCTGAGTTCGACCGTCGACGGCAGGTCGGGATCGTCGCGTGCGAGTCGGAGGTCGGACGCGACGACGCGCTCGACGCCGTCTTTCAGCCGGTATCGTTGTGTCTCGGTCATCCGGGGGTAGTATGGACGAGGCCGGTCACCGTCGCCTGCCACGACGCCGTCTTGCTCGTCGGATCCCAGTCCGCCGAGGTCGCGGTGTACTCCAACCCTGCGAACCCGCGGTTCCGCAGCGCTGGCTCGCGCTCCTGGAGGAACGCGCGCACCCCATCCTTCAGCTCGAACTTTTCGGTCGAGCTCCGCGCCTCGACGGTCACCTGCACAGCGAAGTCGTGGACGTGGAAGTCCGACTGTCGTCGGTCGATGGGACTTGAGGAGTCGTCGAACTCTTCGACGATGATGTGCGGGTAGAGCGGGTCGCCCGCTGGGTACGACGTCAGCACGAACGGCGGGGTTTTGTCGCCGCGGTCGGCGACGCGGGGATCCGCGAGCCCCGTGCCGTCGGTGTCGGCGTAGTCCTGCAGCTCGGCGCGGAATCCGTTCCTGATGATTTCGGTCGTCAGCTCACTGGCGGGGATCGTGGTCATCTTGGCTCGGCCTCATTTGGCCGGTCACACGCACTCGTTCGTGCGCGACGATTCACCCCGGTCTACGGAGCATGCCCACAACCGTATGGTGGAGAAGAGACGGGTAGACGGGGTTACTCAACCGACTCGCGGTCGATGGCCTGCGAGAGCCGGCGCTGGAGGCGCTCGGCGAACTTCGGGCCCTCTTCGCGAGCGGCCTTCCGCCCGAACCCGTACGCCGGGAGGCCGTTCTCGTGGATAGCCCGCTGGATGAGGAACACCACCTGCTCGAACGGCACCTCCTCGGGGCCGTCCCCGAAATCCCACTCGACGGACTCGCCGCGGTTCGGGAGGCCTTGCTGTTCGTGAACCCAGTCCGCGATGGCATCCTTCGGCGGGAAGCCAGCATCTGGGGCACGGCCGTACTCGCCGACCTCGACCTGCTTTTTATTCGACCCGACGACGCGTTCCAGCGTTTCCGGAGCGTCCCACGTGATCGAGTTGATGGCCTCGCCCGTGTTCTTGTAGCCCTCGGCGAGCATGTTGTCCTGCCACGTCGACTGGGTCTTCACTGCCGTCCGGTCCAGCTCCTCCTCGGCGAGTCCGACGACGTCCACGCCCTCGTACTCGGTGACGTCAACCTCGAAGCCGTCGTCCGCCATCACCGACCCCCGATCTCGTCGACGAACACCGTCTGCTTCTGTGTCCCAGTCAGCGGATTCCGGTCGTTGACGACCTTCATCACGCCGTAGGTCCGGCCGTCGCGAGTAATCTTGTCGCGCTGACCATCGCGATCGGCGCGGACGTCGCGCGTACTCTTGACCGTCAGCTTGAGCGAGCCCGTGGACAGCCGACCCTCGAGGAGGCGCTGGTCTTCTTCCGTTGGGTTCGAGACGATGGCCTTGATGGTCACCGTCTCGGTCGTCTTGTTCGTGATCTGGCCGTCTGCGTCGACGGAGTAGTCAGTGAGCCGTTCGAGCTCGACCGCTTCGCCTTTATCCTCGACGAGCGCGTCCGGGCCTATCATGGTCACGCCATCCCCATGCGCTTGAACGAATCGAGTTTACGCTGCATCGACTCGGTGAGCGTCAGCTCCTGCTGGGCGTCCTGAACCGACCACGATGCGGAGTAGCCGTCCATCGATTCGCTACTCTTGCCGTCGCGCTCGCGGTCAGCGACTGCGTTGTTCAGGACTTCGACGACCATGTCCTCGACGACCTTGTCCACTGCTGGGGGTGTCGAACTGTACCCCCAATTGTACGTGATCTCGATCTCGCGGCCACGCGGCCAGCGGGCTCCCCGCCCGACGCGTTCGATCCGGCCGCTGTTGCGGCCATCTCGGTGCTCGTCGAGCCGGTAGTCACTCTCGTCCAGCGTCGAGTTCCCGACCGAGATCGAGTGAATCGTCGCCACGGGGTAGTTGCGAGTACTGATGGTCTCGCGACCGTTCCCATAGAGGACGTCGACGTGTTTCTCGACGAGGTCGAACACCCGGTCGGTGTATTCTTCGACGAGGGAGCTGGCCTTCTCGCGGAGCCCCTCGATGAAGGCGTCGAGCTGATCCTCTGCGGTCGTCTGGTCGCCGCCATCGAAACCGAGGTCGCTCGGAGCGACCCCAGTCCGGGTTTTTATATCGTCGGTGCTGCCGTAGGGCATGGGTTATCACCCGTAGCGTCGGCTGTTGAACACGACCTTCACTGTGCCGGTCGTCGGTGTGGTCGCAGCGACGAGCTTGACGCCGACGGAGGCCGCGACGTCATCGTGCGACAGGAGTTCGACGTTGTCTGGAGGCGAACCGGTCGCGACGGTCCTGGTCGAGCCGACCTCGTCGTACTCTTGGAAGCTTCCGTCGTCGCTGGTCGTGGCGAGCGGCTGGGCGTCGACCGATTCGTCGGCGTCGTTGACGATCTTGGCCGCCCACTGCCGAGCGAGTTCTCGGTCGCCGAACTCGTAGGCGTCGGGTTCACCATCGAGGTCCTGGGGGACGACGACCCCGTTCGAGTCGATGGTCGTTGCGTCGACCTCGTAGACGTTCTTACCCGTCATCCTCTACCTCCGTGTCCTCACGCTTGCGTCGCGGGCGGCCGTTGGCGAACTCGAGTTCGTGCTTCTCGAGTTCGAGTTCACGCATCGTCGAGGGCCTCCCGGCGGTCCTCGATTGCCTCAAGGACGCCCTTTCGGTCGCGGGTGTCCTGCTCGGCCGCCTCGACCGCGTCGAGGACGTCGTCGACCGTTCCGGACTCGATGTCCTCGACGACCTCGCTCATCGGCGTCCGATCAACGAACGCCTCGACGTCGACGGCATCCTCAGCCGTGGCCTCTGGCTCGTCGTCTTCGGCCTCTTGTTCGACCGAGGTGTGGCCGGCCTCCTGAAGGCGTTCGACGACGTCCTCGTAGTCCTCGCGATCCTCGTCGACCTCAAAGACCCCGTCCGCGTCGGTGGCGACCGAGTCGCGGACCGGGCCGAGACTGATCTGGTCGGGGGCGTCCGCGCCGTCAGGGTGGCGGAACTTCATGCGCTACCACCTCAGAGCGCGTAGGCCGACAGGTGCTTGCCCCATTGGCCGCCCGAGCGCTCGACGAGCGTGCTGTACGCGACCATCCCGACCTCGTCGGCCGCACCGCGGACCGCCATCGGGAAGCTCGACAGCGGCGCGAGCTCGCGGATCTCGGCGGCCGCCGTGTTGACGATGAAGACGTCGCCCTCGTTGCCGGCGGTCTGGGACTCGGCGTTCGATTCGTCGTTGACGACGGTCCCGTCGCTCGCGAGGAGTTCGTTGTCCTCGTTGCGGCGGTAGTAGGTGTGTTCGTCGATGTTGTGCGAGGGGATGATCGGGATGTCGTTCTTGACCGAGAGGTCTTCGCCGCCGACGTTGATCTCGACGTCGCCGTCGGCCGTGAACTGGTAGCGGGCGCGGCCACCGAGTTCGTTCTCGATGGCGTCCTTCATGGTCTCCGAGCACCAGACTTCGAGGTTGGCCTGCTGGGATGCGTAGTCACCCTGCAGGATCTCCGTGATCTCGGCCTTGATGTCCTCGGCGAAGTTCTCGGTGACAGCGGACTTGTCGGTCTGGTTGCCCGCCGCCGAGGACATCAAGGCCGAGATCACGGAGATCCTGCAGGGTG